GGCAAGCAAAAGAAAAAGGCCGAGGGGCTGATCGTGTTCACCGGCGGGCAACGCTCGCACGGCGTGCTGATCGTCACCGGCGACCGCCGCTATCGCTTGTGTGGGCTGAAAGAGGGCGAGGTCGCGCTATTCGACGATCAGGGCCAGCAAGTGCATTTCACGCGCGACGGCATCGTGATGAGCGCGCCGAACAGCAAAAAGATTGTTCACCAAATCATGGAGGGCGACACCGCGCCAAAGGCTCAACCGAGTGGCGGCAACGGTGGCCCGCAAGCCACGGCAACCGATAGCGGCGGCACAACGAACGGCGGTCAACAGAGCGGCGGCACCGACGGGCAAGGCGCACAGGCGACGCAAAAGGCGCTGTCGAGTCTGACGCTGACCAAAGACTCTTGGGTCGTCAACCATCCGACCAAAATTATATTCACCGTTGGCAGTAGTTCAGTGACGCTTGAGGCCGACAAGATCACGATCAAGTCGCCGACCATAACCAACCAAGCAAGCACTCGCTTTGAAACTGTCGGGCCGACATATCTCGGGCTCGACGGTCCTGGCGGAAGCGGGCCTAAGGTTGTTACCGAGGGCGGCCCCGCCAAACAAACCTTTGCCGAGGTTTGAAATGTCAAACGATGCCGCATTTACCGTGGACATTTCGGCGCAAGGCATCAGCACCGTCAACGGTGGTGATATTAGCTCGGCGCATAATGTTTCAGCGGCGGCCAATGTTTCAGCGGCGGCAAATTCAACCGCCGGAAATGACATCAACGCCGGGCGCGATGTCACGGCGGGCCGCAACATCATCGCGACCGGGTACATCCAAGCGTCATCCATTCAAATTCCGCCGACACCGGCAACGAGCTTGATTCTTCCTTGGACTAATTTTGCGGATTTGCCGTCGCCGGTTGATGGCGCTGTTGCCTTGATCTTGGACGCCAGCATTGACGGTTCCGGTGTGATTACCGGCGGCGGGGCCAGCAAGGCAATGGGCGCGGCCTATGGCGGCCAATGGTATGCCGTTTGAAAAGGCGATGAGCCGATGCCCGATCTGAGACTATTCGACATTGTCTCGCCGTTTGCGGTGACGTTTGATCTGTTGCAAAAGCGCGACGGACTGATCGACGAAACCGAGGCGTTGGCAACCGCCGTGATCGTGGCGCTCGGCACCAACCGGCTGGCGCTGCCCGACGACGTGCTGCCGAACAGCGACGACAGCGACCGGCGCGGCTGGTGGGCCGACACCGACGCCGATCTGATCTGGAACGCGTGGCCCATCGGTTGCCGCCTGTGGCTGATCGAACGCCACAAGATCACCGGCTTTGAGGCAAGCCAAGGCTCGACCATCGCGCGGATCGATTCCTACATCCGCGAGGCGTTGCGCCCGTTCGTCGAAAACCGAATCTGTTCAAGCTTCGACGTGGTGGTGATGCGCACCGAGCTGCAAAAGATCGTGGCGCAAATCACGATCTGGCGCGGCCCGCTGCCCGCCATTCAATTGATGTATCAAGCCCTATGGGCCGAGATCGGGAGCTAGCCGGATGCCTTGGACGACGCCGACGCTCAACGACGTGCGCCAGCAAAACCGCGACTACATCACAGCGCGGCTGCACTCGGCGGCGATGGTTCCTAACAGCGTGTTGCGGGTGTTGTCCGATGCCAATGCCGGGCTGGCGTTTCTGGTGTTGCTGTATATCGATTGGCTGGCGCTGCAATTGCTGCCCGACACCGCCGAAACCGAATGGCTCGACCGTCATGCGGCAATCTGGTTGCCGGGCAACGGGCGCAAGCCAGCAACATTTGCTAGCGGTTCGGGCACGGTCACCGGCATCGACGGCACCGTGCTGCCACAGGGCACGCAACTGACCGGCGGGGCCGACGGCGGCGTGCTTTACGAAACAACCGAACAGATCACCGTCGGCTCGGGGCCGACGCCGGTGGCGATCCGCGCCATCGATGCGGGCTCGGTCGGCAACTTGGACGAGGGCTCGTCCATCGCTTTTGTGTCCGCCATCGCTGGCGTCGACGGCACCGTGACCATCGTCGACATGACCGGCGGCGTCGACATCGAAAGCGACGACGAGCTGCGCGAGCGCGTGCTGGAACGCATCCAGCAACCGCCGATGGGCGGTGCGCAATATGATTATGTGGCATGGGCCAAACAGGTGCCCGGCGTGACGCGGGCGTGGGCGGGCCCCGAGCAAGGCCCCGGCACCATGACGGTACGATTCCTGATGGACGAGCTGCGCGCCGACGATGATGGCTGGCCAACCGCCGACGACATCGCAACCGTGGCGGCATACATCGACCTGAAACGCCCGGTGACGGTGAAAGATTGTTACGTGATGGCACCGATCAAATACATCCTCGACATGACCATCACCGATCTCGCAACGGACGACGAGGCGACCCGCGCATCGATTGAGCAAGAGATTCAAGACATGCTGTTCGTCAAGGCGGCACCGGGGCAAACGATTTATCGATCATGGATCGATGAGGCAATCGCGAACGCGGTCGGCGAGGATCACCACAACCTGACCTTTGACGACGCGGTGATGCCAGCGCCGGGTTACATGGGCGTGCTCGGCACGATCCTTTATGGTTGACCGTCACGTGCGGCGCAGTTGCGACGACTACACCGACGCACTCGCTGATTTGCTGCCGGTCGGCCCGGCGTGGCCGCGCGAATATGATTCGGTCTTGATGGAGCTGGTGCACGGGCTGTCCTGCATATGGGCCGACCCGGTCGACAGCCGCGCCGCCGATCTGTTGGAATTTGAAAGCGATCCGCGCTTGACCATCGAGCTGTTACCGGATTGGGAACGCGCGTGGGGTCTGCCCGATCCTTGCTATACAGCACCGCAGAGCATCGACGAGCGCCACCTTGCGTTGCTGATGCGAATGACGATGCTCGGCGCACAATCGCGCGAGTTCTTTATCGGTGTGGCCGCACAGATCGGCTACACGATCACGATCACAGAATACCGCACGTTCGTCGTCGGCCTCGATCATGTCGGCGACGCGCGCGTCTATGGCGCTGCCGGTGCGCCCGACCCGTTGATGTTCAACGAGTGGGGCGTGCCGATCATGAACGCGCGCGGCGATGCGCCGGTCGCCGATGGCGAATTGAGCGAGTGGCCCTATTACGGACTCGGGCCGGATGCCAACCGCTTCTATTGGACCGTGCACGTTGATCAAGCAAAGCTAACTTGGTTTCGTAGCGCGAGCGGGCAATGCGGTGTCGATCCGCATTTGCGCATCGGCATCGCCGACGATCTTGAGTGCTTGCTCAATCGCTGGAAGCCAGCGCACACGCAAATCATTTTTGACTATTCCGGCTTGAGCGACCCCGGCGACCCGATGGCCGGGACACCATAAAGAGGAATCGCGTCAATGAAATACAATGCACCTTATGGCGTCAGCGATCCCAACGCGGCGTACATCAACGGCAATCCATCGACCGGCACGATGGGCTCGATCCCGCCAGCCGCGTCTATCGAGTATCCGCAACGCGAAATCGTCTCGCTCATTGCCGACGCTGGAATGACGCCAGACAACGCCGACTTGGCGCAGCTTGCCAAAGGTGTGCAGGGCGGGCGGCTGGTGTATGGCGTCGACACCGGCACGGCGAATGCCTACTCGATCAACGTCAGTCCGACACTCGCGGCTTACGCGGCGGGCCAGCGGTGGACCGTCAAGATCGGCAACAGCAACACCGGGCCGTCGACGATCAATATCAATGCGCTCGGCGCGCGCCATATCGTCTACCCGCAAGGCGGCGAAATGATCGGCGGCGAATTGCTCGCGGGCGGCATTGTCACGCTGGTCGACGACGGCGTGCATCTGCAATTGCAGAACGTGACAACCGGCGTGGGACAGGTCACCGGCGGTTGGGTGTTCCTGACGGCCCCGAAAGATTACTACGTCAACGGCACAACTGGCGACGACACACTCTATGATGGCAGTCAGGCGACGGTCGGCGTTGGCAAAAAGGGTCCGTTCAAGACGATTCAAAAACCATTGGATCAGGTGCCGTTGTTTAACCTAAACGGCTCGACGATCACGATCCATGTGGCTGATGGCACCTATAACCAGTCCTTGTCGACGCGCACGCAAAACGGTGCAGGATATGTTGCGATAATTGGCAACCACGCCAACCCGCAAAATTGCACCATCAATGCGGTCGGTGGAATAACCGCCGTCGCTTGCGGGAGTGGCACATGGTTTTGGGATGGCTTCCAGATCATTTACGGAACTGGAGCGCCAGCGGCGGGCAGTAGCGGCGATTGCATCGGTGTTGGCAATGGCAGCCTTTCATTAGGTAACATCATTCTTGGGTCCGCTTATCGGGCGCAGCTTGTGGTCGGCGCGCTTGGCTTCATGAGCCTTAGTCCGCTTTACGGTACGCGCTCGACCATCACCATTTCAATCGGCAGCACGGCGTCATTTCACATGCTGGTGCAAAACTCAGGAACCATACAACACTCTAGCGACCCGGCTCTCGCGCCGCAGCTTGTCATCAATGGCGCTGTCGCATTCAGCGGAGCGTTTGCGTGCGCATCGTTGCTCGGCGAAATCGCCGTTGTCTACAATTCGATTTCCGGCGCAGCGTTTGTCAGCGGGTCAAAATACAACGTTTTTATGAACGGCATCGTTTGGACCGGCGGGGCTGGCGTCAACTACTACCCCGGCTCGGCGGCTGGCTCGGTGTCATTGGGCGGGCAGTACGGCTAACAAAAAAGGGCAGCGACAATGCAAACTTTCAATCCGGCAAACTGGTATTGGCTGGCGGATGACGGGCGCGTCTACTCAAGCGCGCGCCAGATCGTCGTTAATGTCTCCGATCCCGGCTATGTTGCATGGGTTGCGGCCAACACTGCAACCCCGTGGCCGCGTGACGGGGCTGGTAATCAGACCGACGCGGCATTGCAAGATGTCGTCGCACCATATGGGCTGTTTGCCAACCTCGTTTACTACGCTGCCGATGCGCGCTATCGCCGCGCTAGCGGCGGCCTAACCGTGACCAGCATCAGCGCGACAAAAGTGTTTTTCACCGATCCGGTGGCGCGCAATACGCTCGCCAACGCAAACGAATATGCCAAGGTCACGCCACACAACACCAATTGGAAATTTTCCGACGGCACGTTTTTGGTTTTAACGCCCGCACAACTCGCGACCGCAACGAACGCAATGGCAAATTTCGTGCAGTCTTGTTTCACGTGTGAAAGCACAACGGTTGCCAGCATCAACGGGGGCAGCATCACGACCCATGCACAGGTCGATTCCGCCTTTGCCGCGATCTCAAACGTGGCCCCGTAAAAATGAGCATCGTCAACATCACCGTTGAGAACGATGCGGATTTTTACCGCGCGTTTCAGTATGTCGCGGCAGATACCGGCACGCCGATCGACATTACTGGTGGCACAATGGAAATGATGTTGCGCCGTCATGCCGAGGATGCCGAGGCATTGTTGCGGCTCGCCACCGACAGCGGCGAGATCGTTATAACAAATGCCGCGCTTGGTGAGTTCACCGTGATGATCAGCCAGGACACACTCGAAAGATTGGGCCTTGGTAGTTTTGACCATTCAAATATTCTGACGTTTGGCGGGATTAAAACCAAACTGTGGTCGGGTACGTTGGTGAACAATGCGGGACCAACGCGATGAGTACGGTTGAGGTCATCAACGCCGAGGATCAGGTTAATATTATTCCCGGCGGCGATCTTGTCGCTGTTGCTATTGAAAGCGGAGAACAAGGCCCACCGGGAATACAGGGGCCGCCGGGGCCGATAGGGCCGTCGGGGCCGGGTTCACCGGGACCGCCGGGATCGCAAGGACCACAAGGCACAACAGGCCCACAAGGCCCGATAGGTCCGCAAGGCCCGCAAGGCCCACAAGGCACAACAGGCCCGCAAGGCCCGGTAGGCCCACAGGGTCCCGGCAGCGGCGATATGCTCGCTGCGAACAATCTGTCCGAGCTAACCAACAAGCCGCTCGCGCTCGCAAATCTCGGGGGAGCGCCGCTAGCGTCGCCCGTGTTCACTGGCGATGCTCGCGCCGTCACGCCTTCAACATCGGACTCGGACACCAGCATCGCGACGACCGCGTTTGTGCAAGCCGCGATTACTGCCGCGCTTACTGCCGGGGGCGGGATTCCTTCCGGCACGCTTATGTTGTTTCAGCAAACCGCCGCGCCGACCGGCTGGACAAAACAGACAACGCACAACGACAAGGCGCTCCGCGTGGTGTCGGGCACAGCGAGCTCGGGCGGCAGCAATCAATTCTCAACACAGTTTGGCACCATCAACACCGCCATCCACGTCGTAACCGTGCCCGAAATGACCTCGCACGGTCATACCACCAACCCGGCAACAGCCGGTGTGATCGACATTAACACCGGCGGCCCCAACAACGTTGCCGCCGGTGCACAAGCCTATGCTGGCTTGGGCATCAACGCCGCTGGCGGCAGCGCCGGGCATATCCACACAGTCAACCTCGGCGTCATGTATGTCGACCTAATCATCGCGAGCAAAAACTAATGAACGCATTCGGCCACAACATCTCAATCATTCCCGTTGATAACATCGTGGTGATCGACGGACTGGCCATGCCGGTCGATTGCAAATCCGTCGCCCAAGACGTCCATGCCGTTATCTGGCACGGCAGCGTCGGCGAAATCGAATTTATCGTGCCGCGCCCGGTGCCTCTGGTGGGCCGTCCACCCGAGACGATCACATCAATGGAGGAATACGCCGGACTGCTCGACGCATGGGACATCGCGAAAGCCAAAGCAGAGGAAAACGCCAAGGCGCTCGCCGCAATGATCGCCGCGCAGGGCGAACAAGCGGCCAAGGCGCGAGGCTGACCGCGATGCCGCAACAGGTATCGAAACCACGCGGGCCCGCCGACATGATCTGCCCGCTGCACCGACTGCCGATGGTCGAGGTATGCGACAAGTGCCCGCTATGGGTTCACGTGCTCGGCAAGCACCCGCAAAGCGAACAGACCATCGATCATTGGGATTGCGCGTTCGCCTGGACGCCATTGCTGTTGATCGAAAACTCGCAGCAACAGCGGCAGACCGGCGCGGCGGTCGAAAGCTTCCGCAATGAAATGGTGCACGCCAACGAGGCGGCACGCGACATGCTGGCGCGCACCGCTGGCGGCCCCAAGCTGATCAATGGCAAATGATATGAGCCCCATCGAAACCACCGGCAAGGTCGCGGCAAGCACCATCGACGCCATGAAATCGACGCCGCTGGCGTTGGCGTTGCTGGTGGTCAACGTCGGTTTTCTTGGCTTCGCCGCCTATGTGCTTGGCGAGGTTGCCGCCAACGCCAGCGAGCGCAACAAGACGCAATCCGAGTTGATCAGCAAATTGGTGACCGACATTCGCGATTGCCGACAAGGCCCGAGGCCGTCGGCGCTGTGGCATTTGTTGCCGAGGGGCAGCCATGACCTATGACCGCATTGTGATCAGCTCGGGGCATGGCAAATATGTGCGCGGCGCGAGCGGGGTATTCGACGAGGTCGACGAGGCCCGCCGCGTGGTCGAGCATCTGGCCGACGAGCTGATCGCGCGCGGCGTTGCCGTCGAGGTGTTTCACGACGACACCAGCCACGACCAAAGCACCAACCTTCACAACATCGTCACCGCGCACGACAGCCATGAGCGCGATCTCGACGTATCGGTGCATTTCAACGCGTTCGATGGCAAAGCGCACGGCGTCGAGGTTTGCTATGTGACGCAACACGATCTCGCCGCCAAGGTGTCGGCAGCCATTGCCGGATGTGGCTTCACGGATCGCGGCCCCAAGCCACGGCCCGAGCTGTATTTTCTCAACCACACTGACGAGCCCGCGATCCTGATCGAGGTTTGTTTTTGTGACAACGCCGCCGACGCCGCAACCTACCGGGCAAAGTTTCACGAAATATGCTGTGCGATTGCCGATGCGTTGGGCGGTAAACCTGATACGATAGCCGTGTAATTGTCTCCAGCAAGAGGACCACCAAAATGCTGCGCGCGTTGTTCATGGCTTTCGCTGTTCTGTGTGCAATCCCGACGGCGGGCAATGCCCTGATCATCACCGATCTCGGCAACAATCCCAACAGTGCGACCGGGCATTTCTCGAACAGCGTGCTTGGCACGACATTTGACGATCAATTTACGTTCCATCTGATTGGAACGCAGTTCGTCACGATTGCGTCGGCGACCAACGATTTCCTGGCGGCGTCGGATTTCATCACCGGGTTCACCGGGCAATTGTTTAGCTCTGGCCCCAACGGTATCCCCGGCGGCGGCGATGACGTAGCGGTTAACCTTCCGGTGTTGGCGGTGCCGTGCCCGAGCGATCCGACCGGCTGTCAGGTGTTGGCCGGAAGCGCCATCCTGGCCGGTGGCAATTACTTCCTTGACATCAGCGGCGTCGGCGGCGGAACAGCGGGCTATGGCGGCGACCTGACGACAACGCCGTTTGCGGTGCCCGCGCCGATTCTCGGGGCCGGGCTGCCCGGTATGCTGGCCGCATTGCTGGCGATGCTCGGGCTCTATCGGCGGCGGCGGCTAGCCGACTAGGTAATTCGGCGGCATTGGAATCGGCACGTTTGTCGGCTTCCATAGGTGCAAACAGTGCGGATGAATGTTGATGTATTCGCTTTCGGGCGGATGCAATTGCATCACCGTTTCGTCGGGCCGCCAAAATAATCTTTTGACAAAGCACATTTCCTGCCAATTGGGCGGGCGGCGTGGTGTTGAAACCGAGACGTGTTCCCATCCGGTTTCATCGCCGCCAGCGGAAATTATTTTTAGTTCGGCCCCGCACGGCCCTTGAACAAAAAACAAACCATAGGGCCCCAAGGTGCTATCGCTGCGCATGTAGCCGGATCGCACACGACCGGACTCTAATTTTTCGGGAAGGGTTTTTAGCAATCGCCTAGCTCGCTTTCGTCGACCGGATCATAAGCGCCGGGCAACATCTTGATTGGATCGAGCCCGTTTTTGATCCGCGTCGGATTCACGCGCTTAACGCAAGCCGAGCAGATCGGCTTGCGGTCGCCGTCGGGCGCGCGATAGCTCGGCACGCGGATCGGGTTATAGGAAAAGATGCGACCGCAGCCAATGCAAGGACTCGTTGCCAGAACATAGCCCATGCTCAATCCTCATAAACAATAACTGAAGTTTCCCCAAACCTAGCCCTTAGTTCCTCGGCGATGTCGTCGGCGACCTCGCGAGTGTTGAACCGATAAAATTGAATTTGATCGGGTGTCATCAGCAACAGCACATATTTCATTTTCCGGCCTCGCGTTTCGGATAGGTCAGACCCTCGCCAAATTTCCATTCCGCGTTAGTGCAATCGCCGCCGTCGGTGATGATGACGCGCGCGGTGGTGCCGATCTGCGCGCCGACGCTTCGCGTATAGTGCACAAAGGCGTCGAAGGCTTCCTTGGCGGTGACGTAGCGGCGCACGTACTCATAGCTGCCGTCGGCGAAAAACTGGCATACCGAAAACTCGGCGCGCTCGATCCGAGGCTCGCCGACCGCGTCGGCGATGGCGTTGTGCACCTCGGCTGGATCGTCGAGCCCGATAACGGTGACGCCTTTCGGGGGCTTGGTCATTTAAATGCTCCGCGCGGGGAGGACGGTCCAGGTTTGCGCCCTCCCCAAGTTGCCGAGTTTTTCCTGGCGGCTGACCCGCATTTAATGCTCCCGCCATGCCGGGGGCACGCTGCCCCGACGCTTTAGAATTTCCTCGGCGCTCGGCTCGATCAGCGCGGTCACCGTGTCGATGTGCAATTGCAGTATTTCGTCGCGCAAGCTCGGATGGTGCCCGGCGATCAACAGCGCCACCAGATCGGCGAGCGCGCCGCCGACCACGCCCGGGTTTTGGCCAGACAATAGCGGCTTGATCTGGTTCGATAGCTTGAGCGCGTCGACGGTCAGCTTGTCGATGGTTGCCTTGCGGGTCATCAATCCATCCTTGCCGCAGCGAACGTGCCGTCTTTCTGAATGATCGCGAC